GCAAGATTTTTTATAAAGTTATTTCTTTTTTCATGAGTAATTAAATATTCAATTTCATCATTATATGTTTCAAACTTCTGGGGATCGTGTTTTAATATTAAGCATTGAATATCTAATTGAGAAAGATGCCCTTGCTTCATTAACTCATCAGTTTTTGTAACTTTATATGATGGACCAAACAATCCTTCCAATACCCACTTATGAGTTTGAGTTCCGTCTAACGTACCAGTAAATCCAAATCGATACTTGGCATGTTCTAATTTTGACATTATAGATATAAGTGACTTACTCTTAAATAAGTGTGCTTCGTCTCCTATAACTACATCATAATCTGTAAAGAATGATCTATCCATTTTATATACAGATTGCCATGTTGTAATAGTAACAGGAAGTTCATTATTCTTTTCTTTACCTGCATATATGCGATGACAATATGAACCAGCATCCCAACCATAATCGCAAAAGTCTTTATACATCTGCTCTACAAGAGATGTCGTGGGAACAACTAAAAGGATTTTTTGTTCTCTCGCTGAATAATACCTTACAAGAGAGTAAATCATCAAAGATTTGCCTGAAGCAGTGGGTGATATCAATAGCTTTCTATTATGTTTTAAAGCATCGTATACTCCCTGAACTTGGTATTTCCTTGGTGAATGATTACAAATAGATGCCATATAATCCCTAACACCTTCATATGATATATTCTCATTCAACTCAAAAGGAGTACCATAGTACTCATTATCTTGAAACTTATATGTATAATCGTGTCTCTCGCAGAAAGATATAACTCTATCTAACAATCCAACATAAATTCTTTTCGATCTTAAATCAAAGAGATGAATTTCTCCATTCCAATTTCTACCACGGTACTGTGGCATAAACTTTGCATTTGGAACTTCAAAAGTAAAATGATCCCTCAACTCATACTCAATATGAGGTTCTGCATTTACTTTTAAGAATACTTCATTTGCTTTAGATATAACAAGATTGGCAGTTGTGTCAATCACCTAACCCATGCATCTATGGGTATTTAGTTACCCCTGTCAACTGGTTTTAATTAAATATTTTCTTGCTACTTCAAGACTTTCAATATCATCACCTAAAAAACCAAGACCTCTATTACAGTTATTACATAACCACCCTCTAAACCTGTCAGTTTTATGACAATGATCCAAAAATAATTTTACTCCATACTTACCACACATATCACAACAAGATGGTTGTGGAGGTGCATCTTTCTTTGCTTTTGCTGTCGATTCTGCAATTAATTTTTCACACTCCCTACAATAAGTATATAAACATCTTTCTATTGGTTTTCCTTCACGCATATAATCATTTCTTATCCTGAATTCAGAATTCTCTTTGATAAGACCGCATTTACGACATTCTTTCATTTTTTTAATTTTTTCAGATAGACCCATTTACCATTTTCTTTTTTCCATTTAGTACCATCAGATCTTTTTGTTATTGCACCATCAGGATATAAACCCTTTACTTTCAAAGTAACATATGAATCATTTTCAAAAACTTCTGCTACTCTTTCCTTTTTTTGATATACCCATTTACCATCTATCTTTGTTCTTTTCCTTCCATCTTTGTCGGTTCTTGTAGTGCCATCAGGTGCATATCCCTGGTTTCCTGTTTTCTGATAAACCCATTCACCATTTTGTTTTATAAATTTTCCATATCCATCATTTACCCTCCTCATTCTAACAGTTCCATCAGGCAATGTATTCCAAGAGACTCCTTTTAACCCTTTATTCCATGCTGGTTTATTGCTTGGAATCAAAACCCACTCACCATTTTTTTTAATATAGTTACAAGAATTTCCTTTATGTTGTCTAATACTTCCTTCTGGTAAAGTATGAGATGCTTCCTCCATATTTTGTTTATGGGTTCCCCATCTTAAATTTGTGTAATGATTGCATCTATTTCCTTTCTTACCATGCAATACTTCAATATAACCATGTGGATTGGGAATCCAAGTTTCTGCAACTAATTGATGAAGAGTTTTTTTCTTTAACCCCACATTTCTACCATCCTCATCATAAAAATATATGTTAACACTTTCATACATTTTTTCTTCTCCACATTTAGGATTTCCTCTTAAATGAGTAGTAAGTTGAATTAATCCCCATTCATTAACTTCTCCAAATCTCCCATCCTTGTCGCATCGACGAGGTTCTCTGTATGCAATACCATCATTACTTACGTAATAATGTGGATAATTGGTTGGTCTAATATGGTCTGGTAAAGTAACAGGAGGAAAATTTGGTTCCCACGGTTCCTGAAACTTTGCATTTGCCTTTTTCTTCAGTTCCGAATCACATCCAATGTAAACCCATTTCTTTCCTCTCTTTTGCTCTATATTACCATTAGTTTTTGTTCTAATGGTTCCCTCTGGTTTTGGTTTTCTTCCTCTTGTCATTAACCTAACCCCGAATTGAAACGCATAAACTCTATTGCATTTTTAATTTGAAACGTTCTGTTTTGTATCACTTTAAGAATGCTTTCTAAGTATACTAACATTGTATCATAGTAATCTATTTTTAGGGAACTGGTGGACAGTTTCTCATCTGCATCCAGATATTTAGTCATTGTATCCTTATCTCGTATCTTTTTTGGAAATGGATTTTCAATATAAACGTCTGGATCTGCTTTCCCACTAAAATACTCATACCGTTCATGACGGATGTTTTTTCTTTGTTGTTCTGCTTTCTTTCTTAATAAGAAGATTGTATTATATAATTCAAAATATTTTGCATGAAGAGAGGGGATATTCAATGATTCTGTGTGCAGATTATCTGGATCTATCTTTGCATCTTTTTCCCACATCTCTTGAAGTTTATCAAGAGTAATACTCATAAAGCTTTATTTTCTAAATCAGTTAGGTTGTATATAGTATACTTGAAAGTTGCCTCTGCTGTAAAGTACTCTATATCAGTATCGGTTGCATCAAATGTAATAGTAGATAGTGATACTGGAAATAGGTCTTTAAAGTTAACATTGAACTTAGCAACCAAGTTACTACTTAAAATTTGAAGAGTACCATCAGAATAAATGTTATCTCCTCTATTTGCAAACTTTGGTTTTATAATTGCTTCTTTTTCCAAATCTGCAAAATCTTTCATACTCTCTGGATATCCTAATCCACGAATCCATTTTTGCAATTCCATATAGTTGACAAGATCTTCATCAACAAGAAATCTAATACTTAAATCACCAAAATCTATCTTATCACCTGGTGTTGGAATATCTCTTAAGTAAGTTGGTTGTTCAGCTACACCAAGATCCATTGATGGAATATTTGCTTGATTGCAGAAAAATGCTGCTGCTGGACTTCTCTTAAGTGAGAATTTAAATCCAGTAGGTGACAAGAAATTCCTATTACTTAAGGGAGTTCCTGGTCTTTCTGCAGGGGGTTTTCTAACTGCCATTAGTTCTCATCTCTATTCATTTGCTCCTCAAGTTTTGCCTTTGCTGCTTTGATTCCAGCAAGTCTTACTTCTAATGTATCTTCCCAACGATTATACATTTTAAGTTTCCATTTTTGTCGTTCTTCACGACTCATTTTAGTTTTACAAAACATAGTAGAAAGCAGGTCTCCTATCTTATATTTAGACAAAAAAAGAGACCCTTTAAAGGGTCTCTTTGAATAAAGGAATTATATCCTTTCTTTTTACATGAGGTTCTTAACACCAACACGTCTGTAATAACGGTTAGCATTTGTTGTAAGAGCACCTTCACCCTGAGTTGTACCTTCAGCGAATGGATTAGCGACCATGCCGTAGCGAGTCTTAAATCCGATTTTTGGCTGGAAGGTGTTTTCTCCCACTGCACGAACCATCTGTAGTGGAACGTAAGGGCAGTAGAATATTCCTGCGTCATAAGGAGAAGATCCTTTATAACCAACAACATAGTACTGATTACCACTGTTAGTTGCAGCGTTAGCAGCACTTAGGTTAGCAGCATATGGGTCGATGTACACTCTGTACTTACCTTGTAGAACACCAGCAAATGTATTGCCTGTGTCATCAACATTAAGGTTAGCATTAAGTGCAGGTGTGTAGTCAAGTACACCAGCCATTGTTAGAGCACTAGCAACGTCTGCAGAGCAGAGGATGATGTTGCCCTTTCCACGACGAGTTCTTTGTGCGATTGCGTTAGCATCTCTCTCGATCTGGAACAATAGACCTTTGAACTTCTCAACAGACCATCTACCATTGGAGTCGATGTCTAAATCGAAGATACCAGCAGTAGCAGTGTTAGAAACAGCACCTTGCTCTGCAACCTTGTAGATAGTTCTAATGACTTCCCTGTTGATTTCAGCAAGGATTTCAGTAGAAAGGATGTTAGCAAGTTCTGCCTCTGCATTCAATCCGTGGATTGCTTTGAGGTCTTGAGCAAGTTCTAAACTGTACTCTGCTTTCAACGCACGAGACTTAGCGGTAACTGTGACCTTCTCGATTGAGAATGCCATCTGGTTGAAGTTATCACCAGAAGTACCTAAATCTTCAGCGTTGTCTGTACGCATACCCTGACCAACGTTGTAGTCAGTTTCGGTAGCAGTAGCAGTTGGGTTTAGAACTGATGGGTTCTGCTGTGCTTTCTGAGCAGTAGTACCCATACCAGCTGCAGCTGAAGTCCAACCTTGTGTAAGGTCAAATCCTTCGTTCTGTCCAGAGAATCCAGTATCTGCTTCGTTGTAGAATGCTTCGGTTCCACTCTGAGAAGTGTAACGAGAACGCATTGCGAAGATTAGTCCAGTAGGACCAGACATTGGCTGAACACCAGCAAGATCGTATGCCACCAAGTTAGGCATTGAACGACGAATCAAGCTGATAAGTACAGGGTCGAAACCAGCTGTTGGACCTGTAGCTGTTGCACTAGCACTGAAACCAGCATTGGCACCAGAGTTAGTACTGTTTGTTGGAGTTTCGTTCAACATTCCGCTTTCTTGGAATGCTGATGTCTCTCTTAAAAATTTTTCTTGGTTTTCTAACAGGACGGCAGTAACCGCTTTACGATGGGGATCTTCGATTTTGTCAAGACCCTCATACTCTAGAAGAGGCTTCCACTTTTCCTGCAACTGTTCTGATTGGAACATTTGAGGTTTACCTAATAAGTTTACGTTTGATTAATTTTAAAATCAGTTTTTGTTAAAACTGCCCAAAGTTCTGAGGTACGCACTCATAGAGTTGGTCATATCACCAACACCTTCAGAGTTGTCTACACCCTCGGAAAGGGTCTCAGTTTTAGCTTGTGGAGCATTTGGTTTTGAAGCGAAATAAGATTCCTTCAATGTCTCCAACTTGTCACGATAAGATTCTTCACTTTCAAACTCTACACTTTCGGCAAGTGAAGCGAGCTTCTCTTTCTGTGTGGACGCTAATCCATCAGAAACAGATTCAAGGATACCATCAGCAACCGACTCTGCGAGACGTTTGTTTAATCCGATATTCTTTTCTATTTGCTCATTGAGCTTGGTTTCCATGTCATCAAGTTTTTCTACCATACTCTCAAGGACATCGTATTTGTCTTCAGGGATTTGTACATAATGTTCTTCAAAAAGACTCTTCATTCCTTCAAGGAATGATTCTGTCATCTCTGACTTAAGACCGTTTTCAACGGCAAGTTGGTTTTCTTCAAACCATTCGTCAGAAACATATTCGAGATAAGAATCTACTCTTTCTGCAAGTGATTCTTTTGCTGTTTCAATCTCTTCGTTGAGTTTTTCTGCATACTCTTGCTCAAGAGATTCTTTTACTTCAGCAACTTTTGCGTTGATAGCAGTTTCAAAGATTGTCTTTGCTTTGGATTTGAAATCTTCAGAGAGTTCTTCACCACTTAAAAGAGCATTGACATCTTCTTCCATGTCATACTCTTCAACGGTTTCCTCTTCTGCAACTACTTCTTCAGTAGATGCTTCGTTTTCTGCAACCACTTCTTCCTCCGTAGCAGGTTCTTCAGCGACAACTTCCTTATCTTCGAGTTCTACATCCTCTTTGGCAGTTTTACCTTTACGGTTAGTGACTACATCACTTACCTGTTTTAAATTGCCACCAGGTGTTTTCAGCTTTGCTGAATCATCTGTTGACTTATAATTCTCTGGTGTTGGACCTCCAAGGTCTTCCCAACTTCCAGCAGAAGTATCTATTGGTTCTCCAGCCTTAGCATTTGCATTTACTGCAGTTTTGGATTGCTTTGTGCCTGGATCCATTTCTTGTAATTGTTTGCCACGAGACATGTGAAACTCTCCGATTTG